ATAAACAATTCTTTGATGGTGTGCAAAACACTATGGTGGAAAACATCCCTGACGCTATGGTAGGCTCTACTGTAAAGTGGGGTAGTGCTAGAAACAATGCATGGGCTATAATGGACATGACACTACCAAACGTAAGTAGCACTATAGAAACAGAGAAACACGAGACCAAGATAGGGCAGAGAGTTATTGCCTTACATGGTGTTGATGGGTCATGCTCTAATCAAGTATTCTTTGGAGCTATCGACTTCTTCTGTACAAATGGAATGATTACAGGAGAGTATGACAAGGTTAGACGTAAGAACACATCTAATTTTTGCATGGATAGATTTATACAGGAGCTTAATCAAAGCAGTGTAGACTTCTACGACCAAACACAAAAGCTACAGACTTGGGCAAATATAGAACTGCCAGTACACTCCATAAAGTCTTGGAAGGAGTACCTGTCATCCATTATGAAGTCAGATAGAAAAGCAGAGAAGATGATACCACTTGTGCAAAAAGAAGTTCGTAAACGTGGCAGAAATGTGTTCGCCTTGTATAGCGCCTTTACTAACTATGCATCCTATGCAGATGATAGGAATGGTTTTAATCTACGAAACACAGGTAAAGATACTGTTAGTCAGTCCATGTGGGCTAGAGAGCAGGAAGTATCCAAGTGGATATCAACACCTGAATTTAAGAAATTGGTGGCTGCATAATGAAGCTAACCGAACTAGTAGATGATTACTATTTATCGTTTGAATACAATAACTTACGAGAAGAGACTAAAGCAAAATATAAATACTTTTTAAACATAATGTTAGACACTTCCGTAAGTAATGATAAGAGGCTAGGCAGTTATAAGCTGTCTAGTCTTACTACAAGGCTTGCCAAGTTAGCATATAACAAGTGGTGTGACAGAGGTGTTCCCTTTGCAAATCACATAATGTCTGTAACAAGAATTGCAGTTAATCATGGCATAAATATGGAACATTGTGTTCAGAATGTGTTTAGTAATATAAGAAGACGTACATCACCTAGTAGAAAAGTTGTGTGGACAAGAAAAAATGTATTTGATTTTTTGGATGAAGCATATTCTAACTACAAAACAAGAAGTGTTGGGTTAATTGCGCACATGGCATACGAGTGGTGTCAAAGAATTGGTGATATGCGTTTATTGCAATGGTCAAACATAGATTTTGATAACGACCAAATGCACATAGAGCAATCTAAACGCAGAGCAGAGGTATTTTTACCCATACCTACAGGATTAGGTGAGATGTTAGTGAAGCAGAAAGAAGATTTTGGGTTTCAGAAGTATGTAGCACCCCAACCAAAGCTCTATAAAGGCTCTTACGTGCCGTATTGCATGTTTAAGCTACCTAAATTAGCTAGAAAAGTTATGAGCGCTGCAGGGCTTTCTGACGAGCTACGATTGTCTGACTTACGTAGGACAGGAACAGTTGAAATGGTAGACGCAGGTGTTTCAATGGGTAATATTATGTCTGTCACAGGACATGCCAACCCACAAAGTGTCAAACCTTACCTAAAAAATACATATAAAAGTGCTAATTTAGCATGTGAAATGCGTAGGGGGTTGACGGATGAATTAAACCATGATACAAGCATATTAAATGCCGACAAGGAAAGGTTATAATATATAATATGTATAATATATATGAATATGTTAAACAGTTAAATGTAGAGAATGGAGATACACGCAGATTAAATTGTCCTGTATGTAATTCCTACAAAACATTTTCTGTAACAAACAACATGGGTTCTCTATTGTGGAACTGCTACAAGGCATCTTGCTCTGTACGTGGTAGCACAAGAGTACATCTATCTGTAGATGAGATACGTGATATTCAAAACAAAAAAAGCTCACAAGTTGTGAGTAATTTTGAGTTACCTGAATATGTAGTGTCACACAATGGTAGAAGTGAAATAGATGATTGGTGTAATAAATGGGGTCTTGACCCACAAACGCTTGATTTATTTTATGACGTAAAGGAACACAGAGTTGTCTTTCCTATAATAGAAAATGGCAGAGTTGTCGATGCTACTGGCAGGTCTATATTTAATAAAATACCAAAGTGGAAGCGCTATGGTAATTCGGACTTGCCTTATTCATTTGGATGTGGTAGTATCGCAATTGTAGTCGAGGATTGCATCAGTGCAGGAGTTGTGGGTAGTGATGTATATGTTGGGGTAGCTGTGTTGGGTACATCATTGTTAGACTCACACAAAAGATTCCTGTCGCAGTTCTCGACTACTATCATAGCATTAGACCCTGACGCATTACCCAAGACTATTTCTTTTGCTAAAGAGTTACGTTCTCACGTTAGAGATGTAAAAATATTAAAACTAAAAGATGATTTAAAATATAGAAATGAAACAGATATAAATAATCTGTATAAGTTAACCCCAAAGGAGACACAGTTATGGAACTAGGATTGATTAGAAGTCTAATGGACAAGAGTTTTTATGACGACCATCGTGGTGCTAAATGCCCGGACAGGTTGTTTAGTAAGGATACTCGTAAAATAAAAAAGGCTATCGACATAGCCATGAGTAGGTATGAAAGGTCTGTTACACCTGATGAGATTGAGGCATTGTTTATGTCTAGCAATCCATCAATGACAACAGCACAAAAACAGGCATATGGTTCTCTGTTTAGACAGATTAAAAATGAACAGCCTCTTGGAGAGGATGTAGCACAAGAAGTGTTATCAAAGTTGTTTCAACAGATTGTAGGAGAAGATATTGCAAACATTGGGTTTGATTATGTTAACGGCTCACATTCAAGCCTCGAACCTATCCGTAATATACTAGAGATGTACGGAGATGATTTTACACCTAACTTAAATGTGGAGTGGGATGATATGGATATAGAAACATTATTAGCTAAAAATGACCTAGAAGCACGTTGGTCTTTTAATGTACCTGCGCTAACAAGACAGGTAGAAGGAATTAATTCAGGACATTTAATTGAGATAGGAGCTAGACCTAATACAGGTAAGACTTCTTTTCATGCAAGTTTATTGGCAGGTCCTAATGGTTTAGCACAACAGGGCGCAAGTTGTATCATATTGTGTAATGAAGAGGGAAGCCACAGAGTTGGTGCAAGATATCTGACTGCAGCGACAGGCATGACCATGAGAGAAATTAGAGACAACCCAATTAAAGCTAGGGATTTGTATGAGCCTATAAAACAAAACATAAAGATAAAAGATGCTACAGGCAGAGACATGTCATGGGTTGAGAGTGTGTGTAAGTCGTACAGTCCTGACATTGTCATACTTGATATGGGTGATAAGTTTGCACGTACAAGTGGTTTTGCAAGAACTGATGAAGCACTAAAGGCAAACGCAGTGCATGCTCGTATGATTGCAAAGGAACACAAGTGCGCCATGTTTTACATGTCACAGCTATCTGCAGATGCAGAGGGTAAGGTGTTGTTAAATCAAAGTATGATGGAAGGTAGTAGAACAGGTAAGGCTGCAGAAGCAGACCTAATGATTTTAATCGCTAAAAATCCACCAAGACAGGATGAGACAGAAGAGGATTTACAAAGGCATTTAAATGTGGTAAAGAATAAACTTACAGGATGGCATGGTGTCGTTCACTGTAATTTGAATTATCAAGTAGGAAGATATGAAGTATGAAATTAATTTTAGATGTAGAAAATACAGTTACAAAGAAAGATGGTAAAATGCACCTTGACCCATTTGAACCATCAAACAAATTGGTCATGGTAGGTTATTTAAAAGAGAATGGTGATTATAAGTTGTACAGCCTTGATACAGGTGAGCCAAATGATATACAGGAGACATTAGATAAAACTACATGTCTTATAGGACATAACATAGCCTATGATTTAATGTGGCTTTGGGAGTGTGGTTTTAAATATGATAAAGATGTATTTGATACTATGCTGGGCGAGTACATATTACAGAGAGGTATCAAACAACCTTTGCACCTCAAAGACTGTGCAGAGAGATACAACTTGGATACTAAAAAAGAAGATACGTTAAAGGAGTATTTTGCAAAGGGTTATGCTACAGATGAGATACCTAGAGATGAGCTATCAAAATATTTAAAGGCAGACCTGTTTGCTACAAGAGACTTATATCAATCTATAACTAGCAGATTAAGAAAAGATAAAAATAAACCTTTGTTAAATACAGTAAATCTTACAAATGATGTATGTGTTGTATTAGCAAAGATATATAGAAATGGTTTCTCGGTTGACCTAGATAAACTTGACGATGTTAAAAAACAATTTGAAAATGAAAAGACAGAAGTAGAAAATAGATTAAACAAACAAGTAAGACATCTTATGGGTGACACACCTATAAACTTAAACAGCCCTGAACAAATGTCGTGGGTAATTTATAGCAGAAAACCTGTAGATAAGGCTATGTGGGCAAACAACTTTACACCTTACATGCCTGAGACACAGTACAAAGATACTGTAAAAACATATTCAAAGATTATAAGAAAAACAAAAGCTGTAAAGTGTAGTGTCTGTAATGGAGAGGGATACATAAGAAAAGTAAAAAAGGATGGTAGTTTATATGCTAGAACAAGTAGATGTACTAATTGCGATACTAATGGTTACTTATTTAACGATACAGGGGATGTAGCAGGTTTAAAGTTTGTAGCACCTAATGCAAAATGGGTAAGTGCAAATGGATTTACAATTAACAAAACATATTTAGATACACTACGTAGTGTTGCAAGAAAAAATAATATGGAAGATGCAGAGGTATTTTTAACTGACTTACAAAGACTGTCTGCACTTGATACGTACTTGTCATCTTTTGTAGATGGCATACGAATGTATACAAAGCCTGACGGCAAGTTGCATGTTAGATTACTACAGCATAGAACAGCAACAGGAAGATTTAGTGGAGCAGACCCTAACATGCAGAACATGCCTAGAGGTGGTACATTTCCTGTTAAACGTGTGTTTGTATCACGATGGGATGGTGGCAAGATACTTGAAGCAGACTTTGCACAGCTAGAGTTTAGGACTGCAGCGTACTTATCACAAGATAAAACAGCAATAGAGGAGATAGAAAATGGTTTCGATGTTCACAGTTACACTGCCAAAGTTATTACTGAAGGTGGTCAAAAAATTAGTAGGCAGGAAGCAAAAGCCCACACATTCGCACCACTCTACGGAGCTACGGGGTTTGGGAGGACAACTGCTGAAGCAACGTATTATAGACAGTTCACAGAAAAGTACGAAGGCATCGCACTTTGGCATGCCAGATTGGCTGAAGAGGCTCTGAAAACAGGAATGATTACAACACCATCAGGTAGACAGTTTTCTTTTCCTGATGTGCAGAGAAGAAGAGCAGGTGGGGTAAGTCACTTTACACAGATTAAAAATTATCCTGTTCAGTCTTTTGCAACAGCAGATGTTGTACCTTTAATTTTAGTGCATATATACAAAGCACTTGACAAGCATATGTCATGTGTGGTAAATACTGTACATGATTCTATAGTTATAGACGTTCACCCAAATGAAGTGAACATAGTATTAAATATTATTCGTGAGACTAATAAGCAGATGACTTCTTTAATAAACAATATGTTTGATATAAACTTTAATTTACCTTTATTATTAGAAGCAAAGATTGGAGACAATTGGCTTGACACGAAAGATGTAGTGTGATATAACTGTCTTACTTTAAAAGGAGAAAAATATATGAATAATGAATTAGTAACAATAAATACAGAAAATTATGCAGCCATGGCAAAAGCTATGGGTCTGTCTGCAAACACAGGGGAAACCAAAAAAACTAATGTACTCAATAGGTTAAGGGTATGGCATCAACCTACAATGGGTAAAGATGTAAACTCAAAAGGTAAAGAAATAACGACTGAAATTATTGAAGGTGGATGTTATAGACTTGAAATCGTAGGAGAAACTTCTACATATTACTTTGCAAAGAAAGCAAAGTTTAGACCCTTTGCACAAAGGTATATGTATAAAAGATATGTACAAAATCATAAGGCAAAAGAGGGAGATAAAAAAGGTGTGTACCATAAAACTATTATGTCAGATAATTTAAATATCGATTTAAAGGACAGTGCTGGCACATTTAATTGTGGTAAACCTGCAGGTTATGTAAAAGACTTTCAATCTTTACCAAAAGAGATGCAGGAATTAATTAAATCTATTAAAAGAAATAGATGTGTGTTTGGTGTTGTTGAAATGTTATCACCTGTACAGGAATCAGATGGCAAAGAAACAGATAAGCTAACAAAAGTTCCTGTTCTTTGGGAGATAGATAATAGGGATGCCTACAAAGCTATGGGAGATATCTTTAATAAATTTAGCAAGATGGAGAGATTACCTCTACAGCATATAATTAATCTTGAGGAAACAGAAGAGTTTTCTACAAACACAGGTAACAAGTTCTATGTTCCAAACATGCAGTTAGATTTAACTAACAAGTTAGACATAACAGATGAAGACCATAAGATGTTTGGTGATTTTATGGATTGGATTAAGGTACACAATGATAAAATTGTAGCATCTTGGGATGAGATAATTGCAAATAATCAAGGTCAAGTTTCAGAGAAAGATGTAAAACTTGTAAATGATTTTGTTGATGTAGATGCTTAATGATTAAAAGCAACAATCCATTTGAGGTGCATGACATCAAATACTTATCGCCTAGCAGTATAAATACCTACATAAGTGATATACCTATGTGGGTAGCTAGGTATCTCTTTGGTATTAAATCTAGTAGTGGAGCAGGTGCAATCAGAGGTATTGTACAAGAGTCCGTGCTAGCTAAAAAATACGAAACAGGAAAGTTTGATTTTGACCTACTACAAATGGAGTTTATGACTAAATGTACAGAGTCTATGATTGATTTGGGAGATGTTAAGGTAGAAAAAGAAAGAAATCTACTTAAAAACTTTGGAGAGATTATAGACACTAACTTTAAATATAAAGACCTAGAAGACTATCAAGAAAGGGTAGAAGTTCAGTTTGATGACATGCCAGTTCCTGTTATGGGTTATATTGACTTTAGATTTAAAGATACTATAGTTGACTTAAAAACATCAACACGTATGCCATACAAACCTACAGAGGCACAAAAAAGACAAATGGCTTTGTATTCTATGGCATACCCAAACAATAGTGTGGACTTGTTTTTTGCTACACCAAAAGACTATAAAAAGTTTACACTTAAAAATTTAACTGCATACAAAGAGCAACTTAAAAAAGTAGCTTTTAGTATACAAAAGTTTTTGTCTATTAGCAGTGATAGACATGAGTTAGCTTCATTGGTTTATCCAAACTTCGACTCATGGACTTGGAGTGATAAACAAAAAACAGAAGCAAAGAAAATATGGAGAGATAAAATATGACAGATTTAAAAGTAGATGATATGGCAGAAATGATTAAGGAAAAAGAAAGAGAGCTTTTTGAACTTAAAAAAGAATATCGTGAGCGTAGAACAGAAGGCTTACGTCATGCATTAGAACAGAAAAAAGAAGCTGAAAAGCTAGTGCGTGATGAGATGAAGGCACTTGGTTACGATACTACGACAACATATCGTTATTGGCTATAAATGTCAGCGTATAGTGCCACCCAAATGGCACGTAAAAATGGGTATAGGAGTGGTTTAGAGGATGCAGTAGCAACCTTCTTAAAAGAAAATAACTTTGACTTTTTATATGAAAAAGTTAAAATAGAATGGGAAGACCTCGCATATCGCACCTATACCCCTGATTTCGTTTTGCACAATGGTATTATAATAGAAACAAAAGGAATGTTTACTGTTGCAGATAGAAGAAAACACTTGTATATTAAAAGGCAACATCCTACTTTAGATATTAGATTTATATTCACAAGTAGCAAAAGAAAATTAAGAAAGGGAGCAAAATCAACTTATGGTGAGTGGTGTGTTAAACATGAGTTTAGATACTACGATAGAGTTATACCAGAAGATTGGTTAAAAGAAAAAGGAGAAAACAAGTATCCTAAATTTATAAAATTTAACGGCAACAAAATAAGGAGAGTACCATGATTGAAAAATATGACAACAAAGGAAATCAATTTTTTATAGAAGTTATACCTGATATTGATGACGAAGGAGAGTGGTTAGGTAGATATAATTTAGCTATAAATGTTCGTAGAACAAATATAAATGACGATAGTTTTTTTGCACTAGAAAATATATGTCAAATGGCTTGTGCAGCATTAAGTTTAATGGAAGAAGATATAAAGTTACGTAATAGAGTATATAGTTTCTTACAAACCCCTGATGAAAAAAATACAGCTAAAAACAAAGATGTAAAGATAGCAGTTGACAATACGTACAAAAATGTTATAAATGTTAATTTTAAAGGGGAGAATGATAATAAATGAATGCAACAATAAAAGAATTAGTAGAGTTTGAAAAGGGTGAAACTGCACTAGAAACAAGAAAAATAAAATCAAAGAAAGATATGGTAAATCACCCACCACACTACAATCAAAGTGGTATAGAATGTCTTGATGCAATACAGGCTGCTACCGATGAAGGTTTTGAATATTATCTGCAAGGTAATGTCATGAAATATCTTTGGAGATATAGATATAAGAATGGTATAGAAGATATTGATAAGGCTATCTTCTATCTAAATAAGTTAAGGAAGGTTTTAAAAGATGCTAGTAAAAGTAATGATGACTTTAAAAGTTGATGAAGATTACATAACACCTTCTGACGATAGAATAGATGAAGAATTAAAAGATTACCTAACAGACTTGGTACATGAGATAGACGGCTTTTCCATAAAGCATATAAGAATAATAGTAGGAGATAGAAAAAATGAACAATAATTACTTACCAACAGACTATCAAAATTTTATAGCGTTATCACGATATGCTAGATGGATAGAAGAGGAAAACAGAAGAGAAACTTGGTCAGAAACAGTTGACAGATATGTGCAGTACATGGTTACACATGTTTCTAAAAATCACAATCTTGACTTGTCAGTAGATTTACAGAAAAAGATATTTGACAATATTGTTAGTTTAAATGTTATGCCAAGTATGAGAGCAATGATGACTGCAGGTAAGGCATTAGATAGATGCCATGTTGCAGGTTACAACTGCTCATACTTACCTGTTGATAGCCCTCGTGCATTTGATGAATGTATGTATATACTTATGTGTGGTACAGGTGTAGGATTTTCTGTAGAACGAGAGAATGTAGATAAACTACCTGTTGTTAACGAACACTTTGAAGAAAGCACAACTGTTATCAAAGTAGGTGACTCACGTTCAGGTTGGGCAAAGGCATTGCGTGAATTGATAGCCATGTTGTATGTTGGACAAGTTCCTAAACTTGATGTGTCTGATGTAAGACCTGCAGGTGCTAGACTCAAAACATTTGGTGGTAGGGCATCAGGTCCTGAACCACTTGTAGACTTATATAACTTTTGTATAAACATATTTAGAAATGCATCAGGTAGAAGATTATACCCTATCGAATGTCACGATATAATGTGCAAGGTAGGTGAAGTTGTAGTTGTAGGTGGTGTAAGACGTTCTGCCCTTATCAGTTTATCTAATCTTGGCGATGACCAAATGAGACATGCCAAGTCAGGTCAATGGTGGGAGAATGAAGGACAGAGAGCATTAGCCAACAACAGTGTAGCCTACAAAGGTAAAGTAAGTATGGAGACATATATGAGAGAGTGGTTGTCTCTTGTTGAAAGTAAGTCAGGTGAGCGTGGTATATTTAATCGTAAGTCTGCAGTAAAACAAGCAGCTAAAAATGGTAGACGAGATACTGACCATGCATTTGGTTGTAATCCATGCAGTGAGATTATACTACGACCATATCAGTTTTGTAACTTGTCTGAAGTTGTAGTTAGAGAAAATGACACAATGGAAACCCTAAAAGAAAAGGTACGCATTGCAACTATACTAGGAACATTACAGTCAACCTTGACAGACTTTAAATACTTACGTAAAGTATGGAAAGATAATACAGAAGAAGAAAGACTGCTTGGTGTATCATTGACAGGTATAATGGACAACAAGGAATTTAACACCGATGCTTTTTGGGTTTATGAAGATGGCATGAATTTGTGGGATGAGTATAGCACAGGTGATAAGTTAAAAGAACTAAAGGAGATTGCAATTGAAACAAATAAAGAGTTTGCACAATCTTTGGGCATACCTCAATCAACTGCCATCACTTGCGTCAAACCAAGTGGCACTGTTTCTCAACTCGTGGATAGTGCAAGTGGTATTCATGCTAGACATAGCAAGTATTACATTCGTACTGTACGTGGCGATAACAAAGACCCATTGACACAGTTTATGATTTATAGTAATATTCCAAATGAACCTGACGTTATGAAGCCTGATAGCACTACAGTGTTTAGCTTTCCAATGAAAGCACCTGACAATGCTATCACGAGAGATGATGTTGATGCAGAAGACCAATTAAAAATTTGGTTAGCTTATCAAAGGCATTGGTGTGAACATAAACCTTCTGTTACAATAACTGTAAAAGAAGATGAGTGGATGAAAGTTGGAGCTTGGGTATATGAAAACTTTGATGATATATCAGGAATTAGCTTTTTGCCACATAGTGACCACACTTATGCACAAGCACCTTATCAAGAAATTACTAAAGATAAGTATGAAGAGCTAATGAAAGAGATGCCACAGGCAATTGATTGGTCTAGGCTGATGGATTTTGAAAAAGAGGACACTACAACAGGCTCAAAAGAGCTAGCTTGCACTGCTGGAGTTTGTGAGGTTGTAGACATAGAGGCTTCATAATTCAGGTGTATTACCCTTCGGAGGGTGTGTTTCACCCCTCTGACGGGCTTTATACGAAGAAAAATTTTTAACAATAACAAAAAAAGGAGCATATTATGCAAAATTTAGAACCAAGTATTGAAGATAGAAAGAAATTTGACATTGACCTAAAATATGGTAAAGTTAGAGAGAAAAAAATAGCAGAGATGTTTCAAAATAAAAAGATAGAGGTAAAAAGTGAAAGAGACATGTGGAAAAGAACAGGCAATATTGCGATTGAGTTTGAGTCTTATGGAAAACCAAGTGGCATCAGTAGCACGGAATCAGATTATTGGTTTCACAATTTATGCATTGGTAACGATACGTTCTGTACTCTTGTCTTTGATACAAAGAGCCTCAAAAGAATAATCGATAGTTTAGATTATAAAAAAATAGTTAATGGTGGAGACCACAATGCATCAAGGATGTATCTGTTAAACATACAGAAGTTGTTTTCATCAGATGTGATAAAAGCATTTTAGAGGAGAATATATATGAGAGAAATGTTAATAAGTGCTGCCCGCACGTACTACATGGGTATAATTAATAAACATATAGCAAATATTGAAATACTACTTACAAATCCTGTTGGTATTGGTGAAGATGCTCACCAAGATATACAAGCAGTTATTGAAGTAGAATTAGGTAAAATAGCTGATTATCACGATAAGCTAGAAATGTTACAAAAGTTTTTTATAAAACCACAACAATCACCTGAACAAATAAAGGAGAATGAGAATGATACAAACAAATCGCAGAAGAAATCTTAGTAAATATGATGCACCTTTAAGTATTCAGTTCAAAAGAGGACTGAATGCTTTCAAGGGTAAACAATTTATAAAGACTGTAAGAGGTCATAAGATTATAGCCACTGAAAACCCTTACCCTGATAATACAATGCAACACAGAGAATGGCAGCGTGGCTACAACTTTGGTTATGCAAATAATTTAGGTAAGGATATACAATGGAAACATTTTTACAAGAAGAGGTAAATAAATTTATGAAGGAAAAAAATAAAAGCACTATAACTGCATCTGAATATCAGAGAAAAGCAAAAGAGACTGCTATATTTCCACCTTCTACAGCCCTAGAGTATTTAACTTTAGGGCTTGTAGGTGAAGCAGGTGAGATAGCTAACAAAACTAAGAAAGTAATCCGTGACAGATTACCAACAGAGAATTGGAAGCATGACCTGCCTAGTGAGATAGGTGATGTATTGTGGTACTGTGCTGTGTTAGCTGATTATTTAGATTATGATTTAGGTAAGATTATGGAAAATAATTTAGATAAACTTAAATCAAGAAAGAAACGTGGTGTACTAGGGGGAAGTGGAGATAATCGTTAAAGTTATTTTTGTTGAGGTAAAGGTTTTATAACACCCTTTACAGATGGTCTAGTATAATATTCATAAAGTTTAGTATCACTTTCTTTTATATCTTCTAAAAAAGAAAAGGCATATATAAACTTTTTATCTTTAGCTATCTTACCACTTATTGATGGGGTGGGGTTTCCATCCCAACCATCTTTTTTTAGCTCTTCTCTATATCTATAGTCTAACCATTTTTGAGTTTGTTTAGGTAAGTCATAATACATTGCACGATGTATTCTAAAAACCTCTAGCTCATTCAAC